AACGATGTCCGTGCGCTCTGCCACTGGCTTGTCGCGGTTCATCGTGTAATGCGAATGGACCCGCGCCGGAATGTGCGCAGGTCCGTTGTCGTACACGGTGTTGTCGTCGATGCAGTACCAGATGCTTTTCATAGTCAGGACTCTACCTCGGGTAAGCTGTCAACTCCAGCCTCAATACAGCGGACATTGCTTGCCGTACTTCTTCTCAAACTCTGCGCCGGACAGCGTCTTGGCGTCCAGCTGCTCCTGTTTCGGTACATCGAACCTGCGGTGCCAGCTCTCGCTCACTCGCTCATTGAAGGCGCGGTCCTCCGCCTGTGCCGCCAGCAGGGCGTCGTACTGCGCCTCTGTGATGAGCCCATTCATCTGCCACTCCACCCACTTGTCGTGGCTGTCAGCCTTACGCAGGAGCTCTCCGAAGGCGTCCTCGGCTGCCGCAATGCTCTTCTCGTTGGCTGGGACTTTGAGCGCCTGCGCGAAGATGGGCTTGTTCAGTCCGCCAGCCGCAATCATTCGATGGGTGATGTCGTAGCGGCTAAAGGCATCCTTGAGGCGGAGTCGCCCGAGCCTTGCCAGTACGTGATTGCGACTGTAGTTCACCGGTAATCACTCAGGTAAACGACGTTGTCCGCCTCTACCCGCTCCTCGGGTGGCTGCGGGATTCTCTCCAGCACAGCAAGCACCCAGCAGTTTCTCGCGTTGTCTACGCCCCAGCGTGCATACGCTGCCAGCTTCATCAGCTCGTGACGGTCTCCGCCCACTCTGTGCAGCAGGTCTTCCCACACCATCTCAATGACACCGCCGTCCATAGTACGACCGAACGAAGCCACCTCCTTCAGGATGCAGCCCTCCGGCACCTGCTCGTACAGCTCGTTGAGCGTGGGGTCCGTCGTCTTGGGCATGGGGAGCCAGTCCTCGTAGCCGGTCAGCATAGGTCCTCCCTGAGCCTAACCGGTCGAAAGCGGTCAAAGCGACCAAACCACCATAGCTCTCGCCGGCGATATTCGCGCTCCTGCTCTGCGAGCTTCCGATACAGCCGAGAGATGTAGTTGGTGGGCACAGTCATTTGTCGGTAACCAACCGCGGGATGATGCCGAGCTCCTCAAGGAACACCCACACCAACAGCGCGGTCAACACCAGCTGGAATGCAGCCAGTGCAAAGTTGCCGGACATCGCCAGCTCATAAAAGCTCGCGCCGAACAGCGTGAACATGATGGCAGCCACCGCTGCCCGTTTGTACTCAACCTTAATCCTAACCATCGTCGTCACCACCTTGATAGAAATTGCGATGACGGAACTCATACTCCGCCACCTTGGGTCTTCCCTGTGAATACTTGTCGGCTATCGTGCGGGCATCCATCACCTTGGTGCCGGCGTGCCCACCGCCTACCCGTCCGGTCTTATCACGACCAATGAACAGGCAGCCCAGCTGCATCGGGTCGCGGGCTCTGCTGAACGTCAGCACCGTCCCACGGCTAAACGCCGAGTGGCTCTCGAAGGATGCAGATACAGTGGCTGCACTGTCGCTAGGATTCATTAGGTGGACCGCCCTGTCGTTGTACACACCGCTCTTCGTGTTCGGTGTTGCCACTCCGCTCTCTGCGGACAGTGACAGGCAGCTTTGTGTGCCGTCCGGTGCTACGGTCCCCAGCATGAAGCGCATATCATCTTCAACGGTCTCCAGTGCAGTGGTTGCACCTGCGAACAACACGGATGCGTGATACTCGTTATCAGGGAACAGCGTGTCGAGCCTCTGGTGTGGGCTCAGGTAGGTTGGCGTAGGTGCGAAGCCTACTCTCAGGCTGTATCCGCCCATGAGCTTCAGGCACAGGAAGGTGACTGACGCATCGGCAGTGCCGGCTACCTTGGTGCAAGTGAATCCGGTGTCGGTGATGCTGCCTACCGTGAAGGTCTGCAGTGTCGGCGTTGATGCCACGTAATCCAGCTCTGCAATCATCGCGGTGCTGGTGCTGTAGCTATCACTGTTGCTTGGGCTTGCTCCGTGCTCATCGGCTGCGGCTACTGACGCATAGCTGCTGTTGCCGTAGAAGCTGACAGCCATGCTGGCGTTGTTGCTGCTCCCGCCCATGGCAGAAGGGTTGCCAAAGCACACGATGGCGTCTGGCTGGAATGTGGTGGTGATGTCGGTGGTACCGGTGCCGTTGATGGTGGCATCCACCAGCTCGGCTTGGGCTACACCTTCCTGAAACAGGGTCGAGACGTAGTCGCCCTGCGTACCCACGTTGCTGAAGTCGGTTGCGATACCGCCCTCGGTCAGTCCGGTGAGGGCTGACTCGTACAGGAGGTTCGCGCTGTTGCTCTGGTCGCCGGCACCAATGACCGCGTCGTTGCGTGATGCTGTGCCTGAGTTAGCCGCACCATCCTCAGCACTCAACGTAAAAAGGCGCTGACCGTTTCCGCCTATCGACAGACCGATGCCAACGCCTACGTGGTCGCTCTCTTGGTTCTTCTGGGCTCGTGCCCCGAGGTGTACGCCGAAGACCGGCGAAGGAAAGCCGGCGCGGGCTACATTCTCGCTGCCGGTTGCGACGGGGACCGTCTTGGTGATGGCTGTTGCTGCTTCACGCCGCACAGGCTACACCCACATCGTGATGCCGCAACTCCCTGAGTCGCCCCACCACTCGTGACCGATTACTGCCAGCGGGTCTACAGGGTCGGCGGTTTTAATAACATCAGTGGTCTTCATTTCGCTCTCCTTTGCAGTTCCCAAACACTACACGAAACACCCCTTAACTCAAGGGCTTAACGCCCTCAAAAAGTACCCGTACCTTTCACTTTTTGAAAGTTACTGGAATTTTTTGGCGGCACGCCGGCAGGACGCTACCCTCTGCTGCGGTTATAGCTCTCCGATGCTCGTCAGCACCCCTATGCCCTTTCCGCCACGGTCACCATGCTCGCAAGGTGCCGCTGTGTGTCTGCGTTCCACACCGCAGCGTGCCATTAACTGAATCAGGGTTTGTGGCAGCAGGAGACCACCGAGACCGCTTTGTTCGCTTAAATGCCGGTAGCGAACCGACTGCGCCCTGCTTCTTGTCACTGACGCCTGCTCGTGAGCTCTTCAAAAGGCGCCGGCAGTAACCCCAAACCGATGCAATCGCTTAGAGAGAACCCGCTACTTAACGCTACTCGCGGTCGTACCCCAGAACTCTTAGACCATAACAGAGCCAGCATTTCGCCCCGAAGGGCTTCTGGGTGCGTCTGGGCGCTTTTGCCTACACCTACGACGGTGCAGTTGCTTCGCGGGGTCTTTCTAAACAATCGTAAAGGTGTGGAAGGGCTGAGACTACACCCAACACTGGAGCCGCCTTTGAGACCGTACCCTTTCGGTTAATCTCGTGTCCACCCCGCCAAGGCAGGGTCCGTACTCCACGACAGCCAATTTCTTTTACAGCGCTGGCGATAGCCCTGTTCTACCGAGCATCTCGAAGTTCGTCCTCTTACCCTGCGCAGCTAACGCCGAGTATTTGGGCTCCCCTCAATCCCGTCGGACCTTGGAGGTCGTCTGGTAGGTCATTACCCGTAGGCTGACCGTTATGCCGCTTTTGCTCTGGCACCGACAGGCGTCTTTCCATTTTCGCATTAACGAATTAATAGTTCGTCGCTAAGGGTGGACTCGAACCACCGACTGCTTGCTTTCAAGGCAAGAGCTCTACCAACTGAGCTACTAAGCTAAGCATATCTACGACGAGCGCCTGCCTGTGCCTTCACTGGGTTGCCCCAGCAAAATAACACCCGACGTCTGTTTTCACCTGACGGCTACTCACGGTTCTGGCGACTCACGGCGTTACCCGCATTCCGCATTTGCAACTGGTCTGGCGCCCTCGGCTATCAACCTTGAACCTCCAGTCCTACCCCTTACTCATCGCCAGTTCGCTGCTTTTGAGCGCACCTATGGCTTCTCACGCCATCGGAATCCAGCCAGAGTTACCCACCTTCATCCTTTTCAATGCAGCAGCTTCGCCGGTCCGGTCCGCCTTTTACGAACCCCGTGCCCTGTAAGCACGCTGAGCGAGGCTTGCATGGTCTGACCACCTTGGTGGCGGGTACGTGTATGCCCGTATCCCTTTGACCGATATCACTACCGGCTATCCACGCCATGCCGCGTCTGTCTCATCAGTTTTGCTGTTCCCGCGTGAGCCGAAGCCCGTTGGGTTCACCGCTTCGTCTGAGACGAATGTCGCTGCCGAAGCAGCGATTAAGGAGCATTATACTGTCCAGTGGCTGGAAGTCAAGCCTTTGGACTTAATAATTCAAAATAATCTTCGCGCTCCCACTGACGCTTCTCAATCACCTTGCCGGAGGCGTCGGTGTGAACGGCGGTCTGGCGCACTATCTTCGCGCCACTGGTCGTCTGGATGTACTGCGTAAACCCGTAGTAGGAGTCCAGTCCGACGTCTGCGCCATCGAGCGCAGCCTTAATGCTCTGGATGTGTTCCAGTGTCAGCTCGCTGTCGGACGCTAACTTCGGAATCAGCGGGGTCACAAGCGCCGCGCCGGCACCCATCAAAAACATTCGTCTATTCATCGCTATCTCTCGGTGGCGGGTCGAGCTGCTCGCCCACCTTCTCGAAGTTAATGTTCTCGCCGCAGTACCAGCATTCCGCTGGCGCCGCAAAGCAGACCTCTCTGCCCTCGACCGTCAGCGCGTGCTCTGACTTAATCACCGCACCCGCCACGTACTCGCTCTCCTTGTACTGAAACGCCTTGCCGCCGCACTTCGTGTGCTTCAGCATCACGTAGCCTTCTTCCGGCTTGGCGAACGCATTGATGTGTCCACGCTCGTACTGGTCCCTGTTCACCTGTCTGGGCTCGTCACCCTTCCCGCCTACATACGACCTGCTCAATGCGCTTCCTCCACCTGTCTGGCTTTCAGCGTGACCCGCATCAGCCCCTCGTTCCACCGGACGATTGCCGGCAACGGCTTGTCCTCAAGGTCGACCTCCGCCGCCGCTAAAAGGACGCCGTCCATGGCGTCAAACAGCACAACGTGCTTCGTCTCGCGGGCTCTCGGGATGTCAGGTATCTGCACCGACAAGCCTGCGGCAAGCACTCCATCGACAAACTGAAACACGCCCAGCGGATTCCGCCCCACCTGATACAGAGCCGGAACGTCGCTCATCGTCATATCAAGGTCAAAGGCGGGCTCGTAGCCGCCCGTACACAGCGCCACACTGATGTGGTACGCGCCGTCAAGCCCTCGCTTGTTCACTAGCGCCTGCGCCGAACCATAAGTGAACAGCGTGCTAGGCTCTCTGGTTGCGCCTACAAAGCCGTCTGGCTGCAGCCCGAACCAGCCTAGCACTGTCGCCACGAAACCCAGCCCTAGGACCAGCAGGACGCCCGTAGTGGCGCCTGCGAAGAAGATTAACCACGACACGCCTAGCCCTCCGCCGGATAGCGGGGCTCAGCAAAGCCGAGCTCCAGTTTGAACAGCCGCAAAGCTGAATCAGGCATGGGCAGGTAGCTGACAGACTCGGGGTCCGCCTTCCACGCAAAGATGTATGTACGCGAATAGCCGGTAATATCCTGAATGAATGGGACCTCCGCCTTTCGCTCCTGTGAGGCAAGCAGCTCCTTGAAGCGGCGGGTCTTCAGCAGCTTCAGGAATTGCTTGTTGTTTTGGTCTTTTACTTTCATGGGCGCCTAGAATAAGTGCAGTCACTGGACAATACAAGGGCTGTACTTGGTTATTCGTACTCGGGCTCGAACGCATCAGGGTCTGAATAGCTAGAGCCCATGCTGGTTTTGGACGGAACCTCCTCTGCGAAGGTCATAGCCAGCGCGTCGCCGGTGTCCGGTGATGCCACGCCACGCTTCTCCATATCCTCCTTGCGCTCCAGCCTCATGCGCATGGCGATGTCGTACTCGTACTGTGGCGCAATAAGGTCCTCCTTCAGCGGGTTGTCGCTCGGAATAGCGCCGTGCCCCTCTATCCAGCGCTTCATCCTGTACCACATCAGGATGCGCTGGTTATAGAAAATCTTGCCATCCCAGCCCTTATTGCTCAGGCGCTCGCCGGCATACACAGGGACCACATTGTCGTAGCCCAGCTGTACCAGCAGCAGATACACGCCATGCCCGTGACCGTTGGCGTCAACGAACACGATGTCTGGGGTAAATTTGTTGATGGCTTCCGCAATCCTGCCAGCAATCGAGGTGTGATTGCCCTCTCGGAACCGAATGATGTCGGGGAACATGACGTTACCCTGCCGGCGCACAATGACGTTCTCGGCGGTGCCATACGAGCCGATGTCGATACCCATAATCTTCGGCAAGGACACAGGCAGCTTCCGCGGGTCGGCGTAGCGCTCGCTCTTCGGGTCGCCGCGGTCCTCCGCCTTTTCGACGTCGTAGATACTGATGAGCTGCTTGGCGCCGGTCGATGGGAACTCGCCGCGAACACGAACCTTCACGAAGTCCGAGTCGATACCGTAATCCTCAATCCACTCGGCAATCTGGTTCTGGTCCGCCATCTTGGCGTTGCGGCTGTCCACCTGATAGGTGACCCAGCGCCGGCGGAACTTCGTCCAGCATTGGCGGAAGCGAGTGGAGTTATCGGTCGGGTTACCAAAGGCGAACCACATCGCGCCGGCTGTCGTCATGGCGCCCTCGGTCACCTCCCAGATAATGGAGTCAATCTCTGACGCCTCATCCATGATGACCAGTACGTGCGCCTCGTGAGTACCGGCGAACGCTGATGAGTTGCTGGCAGACCATGGCACCGCGGTAGCGAACCATGTCGCCTCCCTGCCCTTGCGCTTCAGCTGTGTTGCTGTGTGCTGGAACCAGTGCCCGATAAGGCAGACGTCGTTCCACTTCGCCAGCTCTCGCCACGTTTTGGTGGTCAGCTGGTTCTGGGTATTGGCGGTCACTACCACCTGCGGATTCGGTCGGGTAGCCATGAACCAGATGATGAGCCATGCCACCAGCGCCGTCTTGCCGACACCGTGACCCGACGTCACCGCCATCCTGATGGCTTGCTCGGCGGGAAACCCCGCCCTGATTAGTTGCCCCAGCTTATGGAGGAAGTCGCGCTGCCAGTCGTCTGGACCGTCGAACGCGGCTAGGGGCGTGCCCTTCTCTCCCCACGGAAACACGAACAACACGAACCCCAAGGGGTCCGCGTAAAAGTCCAGCATCTTCTTACCAAGGTCTCGTTCAACCTCCTCGTCCGGTGAGAGGTCCGAGGCTGCCTGAGCCATTGGCTACTCCGTTACGGCATCACGCTCGTGATGTTTGATGTTCCTGCGCCAGCGCCGGCGGTGTTACTGCGCACCGAGCCCTCGCCCACCTTCAGGATGTTGGTCGTCGCGCCAGCGGCGTTGTCGTCAATGGTTGTGACGTCGATAAAGCCCACCATCGCGTTCACGGTGGCGGAGCTGTCGTTGTTAATAAACGTAGTGGCGCCAGAGTTCACCTGCACCACGCGACCCACCCGAACCGACAGGTCGCCAGCGCTTCCCTCGAAGGTAATCAGGTCGTGGGCTGTGGTAATTACCGCGCCCATCAACACGCCGATATCCAGCGTCAGGTTGCCATCGTCTGTGGCGGTTGACCCGCCAAACAGGCTGCCGCTACCACCGGATTTAATCGCCATCGGGGTTTCCACGATAAGGTGATTAACCTGCGTGTGATAAATAGCCGGACCGCTGGAGCTTGCCTCAATACGGTTTGCGCGAATCACGTTCGTTGACGAAGTTGGTGCAGACCCCGAGATGGTGATGCCGTTGCCTGTCGAGTCGTTCAGAACAAGGTGAACATCAACGATGCAGCCACCGCCCAGCGTAAGGTTGCGCAACCGACTGTAGGGCGCAAACAGCCATGTGTAATTCGGCAGCTGCAGCCCCTGCTCACCACCGAAGTCGACGGCATCGGTCACCACAATGCGATTGAGGGTCTGGCTATCGCCAGCCTCAAAATATACCCCGACAAGCTCGATTGCCTTCTCGAGCGTCTTCACCGCAGTCTCCGGCGAACGCCCGTCGGCATTGTCATCACCGCCGGAGCGGACGAAGACCGTTCGCTCCGGAATCACGTTGTAGCTCGGGTCAGGAACCTGCCCCTTTCGGCTTAATGTGTAGGTTGGTTGTCCTTGCATCTTGCTCTCCTTTTACCCGCCGTTGTACAGCTCTGTCACGTAAGCATACCAGTCAGAGATGTTGAGGCAGATGATGTCTCCATTGTTCTGAAGCTCCGCGAGCTTCTCGATGAAGTCCGCCATGTCGTCCTTGTGGAACGAGGTTGTCCCAAGAAAGGTCCTGTTCGTAGTGTCTGGATTGGTCGCGTCCAGAATCTGGTGCATATACAGCAGCTGCGGTGCACCGCTGTTTACAATGGTGTGCCCCAGCGCATTGTCGAGCAGCTGTGAAAGACGGTCCGCCGGCGACGCAGAGCCCTCGATGCCATACCCCTCGATGTGCTCGGGGTTGAAGGTGCTGTACACACTGGGGTCGAACACGCCAAACTGCGGGTAGCTGGTTCGACGCAGCTTAAAGCCCTCCGCCTGCATCAGCGGTTTCAGCGCGTCGTGGTAGGTCTGGTTGGGCTTGATTCTGTTCGCTGGAAACACGTAATAATCAATAGCCCTGTTCAGGTTCAGCGTCTCCGACATATATCGCCTGTTGTAGAGAATGCCGTCCTCCGCATCGCCCTCATCTAGGTCCCAGCTCATGCCATTGCTGGCATTAACAAAGTTCGCGTCCTCCTGAGTTGCGCTGCCATGCACGCAGAGGTCCCAGCCGGCGGCATACATCTCGGTGGTATGCTCAGAGTCCAGATACGCGGGCGTATCAATCTTCTCACGAATCACCGGCACGCTCGCCGGAATGCCGTGATGCTTCATGCGCTCAAAGGAAGTGAGCGAGCCCAACCCGTCGCTGTTGTCGTGGCTGTATGCGTAAACGCCGTCGTACCCGTCATCGAACATCAGGGCTACCGGCACCGGCGAAATACCGCCACCATAGGTAATGCCACCGAACTTCCACGACCGACTCAGGGTCCACACATCGCCTGACAGGGTGATGCGCACAATACCGTCTGACGGGTCCCAGTGCCCGCTGGAGCCGGCGACCCAGCCCTCACCGCGAACAGGACAGAACCCATCTGCACCATAGCTGGCGTCTTCAAGCCATGACGGCAGCAGTCGAATCGGGCACCAGCCGTCCTCCTTGGAGAACTCGCTGATGGTCAGGGTAAAAGAGCTGCTTTCGTTGTAGTCGCCACTGTTGCCATAGACCGTAATGGTCAGCGAGCGACTGCCCAGACCCGCCCATGCGCCAAACTGCATCCAGAAGGTCAGGGGCTTTGTGGTGTCGGGGATGGCGAACGGCGTGCCGAAGTCCCGCGTAATCGTGGACGTACCGCCGTCGTAGTAATAAATCATGCCGCCGCTGCCGAAGAGGCGGGCGGAGCTATCCTCTAACCAGAACCCGTTGTCTCGTGTCCAGTTCGCCACGTTCGCATCATCCACCAGCTCATAGGGCAGCTTGGTCAGGGGGTTCTGATTCCCGCCGCGGTTGGTCCGACGGACATGACCAAACCCCTGAGAGAAACTCCCAGAGGGTCTCAGACTGGTCTTTACCGCGAAGGACATTACCGAATCAGCTTAACGGTTTCGATGGTGCCAGAGCCGCTTACGCTCCAGTCAATCTCCAGACCGTCCGCAAGGTCAACCGAATAAACACCATCGGCGGTGTAAGCCATGCCATTGATGTCTTCCAGTGCGTCGCTGGAGCCGGCGACTCTGCCAACTGCCTGAAGGGTCTGCCCCGCGTCCAGCCCGCTGATGTACAGGGCGATGGGGCGTCTGGTTTTGTTGAACTCACGCACCGACTGGGTGTTGGTCTGCGCGTAGGATGAGGTGAGATTGGTCCACTCCATGGTGGCGTTTCTCGCTGGTACTGCTCGTGTGGTCATCTGTCTTTCCCTAGAAGAGTATCTGTGTGACCTCCCACAGGGCGTACCAGAAGCAAATTACCTGCACGTACTCGAACGCCCTGTGAGCCATCCGCAGAGACTGGCACGATTTCTGGGTCAACTCAAGGGGTTAAAGCGGGGGCTCCGGCGAGCCCCGCGCAGGGAACTCGCCGGCTCGGACGATAGCCCCCTATCCGGTCATGGCGCGAGGGTGCGACTGAAAGCGGGCTAGTGCCACGCTGTCGTATGCCTCGCTCTTCCAATACTCACCTACGAGCTCGATTTCACCGCCGGCTGGGTCCAGCCCGAACAGGTCAACGGGACTACGCACGTACACAGCAGCATCTGGATGCGCATTCTGCTCACGCATCCATCTGCGGTACTGGTCGTAGTTGCCAGCTATGACATATTTGCGGTACATCGGCTTGTGTGTCTGTCCACTCATTGAACCAGACCTTAGTCCAATTACTGCATCAGTGCAAGCCGAAACCATTACGCCCCCTCCTCTATGAGATTGCCTTCCTCGTCGTACAGGTTGCCGCCCTCCAGCCTGCCCAGCTCCCTCATGCGAGCCACGCCCTTCTCAACCATGTCGGCAGCATCAAACCTGTGGGTTACCTCGACCTTGTCGGTCAGCATATGAGCCGCCCGCGCCATACTGTCGACCGCCTTCTGCGGGTCGACCAGCTCGAACTGAACGTCCTCGTTGATGGCTGCCTCCTCGCCCTCGTCGCCAACCACCACGGTGCGCTTTATCTTCAGCTTGCGCAGATTCTGCTGCATCCCTACTGGCAGCTGGCTGAGGTTCTTGAGCTTGAGGGACTTTGTTTCCTCGTCGTAATCGAGGTAGTCCATGACGTTGGCGTTGGCGTGTTGAATCCACTTGCCAATGATGAAGTCTGCTTCCAGCTTCTGGTCGTCGTGCAGCTGCTTCGTGAGCGCGGACACGTACCGCTGGGTGTCTGGGTGGTTTAGAATCTTGCAGCCCTCGACTGCGGCTGTCTTCGCGGTGACTTTGGGACTCATCTCCCTGTACGCAGCCGCCGCGTTGCAGTCGTTGCGCAACCAGAGCAGAGCGAATCGGCGGCGGCGCTGGTCATCCTTCTTGGCTTTCGCCACCGCCTTGGCGGTCTTCGCCTTCTCCAGCGCCTTGGGCTGCGGGGCACTCTTCACCACCTGCTGCCCTTTCTGTTGTGCAATCAGCTCCCTGAGCCTTGGCTGCGACATCCTGTCCTCCTAATAGGTCGAAGGGGTGGACCAAGGAGGTAGGTCCACCCCTTCTACCAGTCGGTGCATGGGGGTGTTGAGGGAACAGCGACCTTGAAATGGGTGTGGGGTCGTGTGTCCACCGACTGGATAATCTAACTATAGCAGAGGATACACCCTCTCATCAAAAGCTGTAGCAAACTCCCGAACAACCTGCTTGTATTCAACACCGTCCGCCTCTTTCTGCTCTGCCTCCCGAGCAATCGCGGTCGCCTCCGCCACCACTTTGTCGAGCAGCTGCTGCTCGAGCCCTTTCTGCTTGCAGATGATGTCAAAGATTCTCCGGTTGGCGTACCGCTGGTGAATCGACTGATTCTCTGTCGGGTCGGTCAGCTTCGCCGGCTCGTAGCTGCTCGGGTCCGCTGCCTTAGCGAACCTCACGAACTTCGGCAGCGACGGCGGGTGCTCCCCGCCCTCCTCAATCAGTAGCTTAAAGGCGTGCTGCGCCTGATACGGCTTCATCGACACGATAGCCGCGGTCCACATCTCGTTGGGCACATCGCCCATCAGAGACGTCCACCGCTCTCCGTACATCTCCGCCATGCGGACCCACACATCAACCGGCGTCATCCAGCACCTCCGGTATTTTCATAATCAAGTGGTCGACCTTCTCCAGCTGCCCCGTCTTCCGGTAGCTGGCATATATCGTCTTCAGGTGCCACTCCAGCTCGTTATACATATGCTCAATACCATGGATATGGTCGACATACGTTCGCGCTTCCTGCAGCTCCCTGCGCAGCTTGGCGTTACGATAACCGCCCACCATTGCTCCGACCGCCAGCCCCACCAGAAACCCCATGGTGGGTGCGACAATCGCTATCAACTCGATGACGTCTTCAGCACTCACAGCAGCCTCCGGTTGTCTGGGCTCACATCAATCACGCTGCCGCCCTCCTGCGCCTTTCGGCGGATTCGGTCGGCAGCCGACTCTCTCTGTGGCTCTGGGTCAGGCTCATCCTCGTACCCCTCCCAGTGCTGGGACGGTCCAAAGAAGGTCTGCGCCTGCTTAATAAAACAGCGCCGCCATTTGGGGCGCTGTGATTCTCTTTCAATGTGCCTCGCGTAGGCGATGGTGCCGGCGAGGATTTCCTCGTAGGTCGCGTGACCCTTCTGGATGTGCCGCTCAATCAGCTTGCGGCTCTTCCCCTTCAGGTTTCCCTGTCGCTTCGGGTACTGCGCCCACAGGAAGTCGAATTGCTCGTCGTTCACCGCTACATACTCCAGTAAGTTTCGGTGCTCGGGTCGCAGCAACCACCGACTTCGGACCGGCTAATCTTCACCGGACCGCCGCTCATCAGGCTGCGTACCACCACCTCTTCGCTGGCGAGCTTCACGTACTCTTCCAGCGACATCACGCGACAATGCTTCTTCGTATAGTCGCAGACCTTGTACCCGTACCGGTCATGGACCGGCGGGCAGTGCCGTTCTGCGGTGCCTTTGTGCTTGTAGCGCTTCAGCGCCTCCACCCGACCGTTCGGGTCTGGAGACACAAAGGCTACAATCCAGTTCTTCCCCTCATCAGGGTGCTTTCCTATGTATGGCATATCGCCCTCCTTACCCTAAATAAATCAAACCAGAGCTGCTGGCTCGGTAGTTCTTCCAGCGGTTGTATGACTTTCCGTCAGAAAGCAGCTCTCGAATCTCTTCGTCGCTCTTCATCCGCGACTCGACCTCGCCGTCGACAAGCTCGACGTTGCTGCGATAGGTCCAGACCGCATCCGGATACTTGCCGTCTACCGCCTTGCCGCTGGGTGAAATTCCGATGCTGACTACGGTCTTATGGTAGCCGTACTTCTTCTCGGACATATAGAACACGACGCCTTCGGTGCCGACCGGCGCCTTGCGTCCCTTGACTACTTTGACCCGACTGCCTTTGACAATCCGCGACGCCTCGTTCCGGAAGTATGACTTCACTGGCTCGAACATCGCTTCTGCCGCCCACTTCTCTGCCTTGGCTTTGACCTCATCGGTCGCGTCGACCGTTGCGCTGCCGTCGCTCCAGAAGCGTGTGGTGGCATACTCGACGTTGGTGAGTTTCCCCTCCTCGTCGTCCCACACAATGGCGTAAAAGTCGGAGTCATCGTAGTAGTTGCGTTCGCGGGTCTCGAGGACCGCACCGACGTATGCCGGAGCGCTGTCGCCCTTACCGCTGTTGAATACTACTGGCATAGTGCCTCCTTAATTAGTCGGTCCCATTACCGACAAAACACATTGTATCAGTTCAGTGGCTGGATGTCAACCAGCGTTCGCTGAGTAGCGAGCAAGCAGCACTGGGTGCAGCTTCTCGTAGCGCTTCATCAGGCTCGGCGGTGCGCCATCCCGACCCATGTTGTCCTCCACATCCGCCAGCTTCACTCGCACCGCAATCGGGTTCTCGAGCACTCGGCTGATGTACTCACTGTGGGTCTCGTGGTTGCGCTTACTGATGGCGTCGACTGCCTCCGCGACCTCAACCCCGTAGGCGTTCATAACCTCCGCCAGCGTCAAGGGAGTGTCCTCCACCGTGTCGTGAAGGACCGCGACAATCATGCCGACGTAGTCGTATTCGTTCCGCGCCTTAACGCGGTTCATCACGCTCAGCGGATGCAGGATGTAGGGTCGCCCCATCTTGTCCTCATCGCCCTCGTGCATCGTGGTCGCCAGCATCACAGCTGGGGTGACCAAGCTCTTGTAATCATGGTTCATGGTTCCTCCTTAGTAGAATTAGTGCGGGGGTTGCAGCACTTTACCGGTTGTATGACGTCGCCCGCGCAGGGTAGAAGTAATCCTAAAAGCCCCTGCGACCGCACCGGTAGTAGCAACACTGCTTGGGCTATTTCGGGCGGAGTTCCGCCGCGATGATGCCCCCGCTCACCACCGCAAGGAGCGCGGTGTGGGCGCTTGTTAGTGCAATATGTTTTCGTCGGGGACCGGTCCCAGAAGAAGCTCTTCTGGCGGCGGCGGTCCGCCGTTCACGCCTATCCTTTCGCCGCATCGTGAGCACTCGAAGACCCTGCCTACCATCGCGTCGGGATTTATCCGACCGAGGTACAGTTTGTTTCCGCACTCACAGATTATGTGCGGGCAGCGGTCCGATGCTAGCTTGATTTTACTTCTCCTCCTTTTCGTCGATGCTCACCTCGGCGGCGATGATTGCGATGCTTCGATTCAGGTACATCATCAGTCCGACCGATGAGTAGGCTGCGGAGCCCTCCCCATCCGCCTTCGCGTACTTCTCGAAGACCGTGAATGCCTCGTCCGCGTCAGCTGGCGCCTCTGCGAACATCTTACAGTAGCCCATACTGTCGGCTACCGCTTTCTTCTCCGGCGACAGCGCCTCGTAAAGCTCGCCACCACCCATGTCTAAAACTTCGTATGCTGCTTCAGTCATAACAACCTCCTCTAGCTGACGGTCATCCCGTCGTTCTTAATACCATCCACAATGGCGCCGATGTATCGCGGCTCTACTGGGATGGACCTCTCGCTGGCGTAGTCGGGGATATCAATGTTCTCCTTCGCCCACGCCTTCGCTTTGTCACTCCACGGAACCAGAATCACAAGACTCATGCCCGCGGGGTTAATAATGAAATCAGGACCGTTCATACGCCTTCTCTTTGATGTTTGGGAAATATCGCTCAACAGTCTTCATCGCTACGTCGACTCGGTCCCGAGCCAGCCTCAAGTCCATCCTGACTGGCGCGTATGCTCCCTCTGGAAGCTCCGCTATCGACTTGCTATTCAACAACATATCGAGAGACTCCTTGTTGATTCTCAGGCTTTTGTAGCCAGAAACAATCAGGTCCTCGTCGTAGATACTCACATCACCTCCTTTGTTTCGTCGGTCCCATTCCCGACAAACACAGTATAACAGTCCAACTGCTGGATGTCAAGAATGGCGTTCTTTGTACTCGTCCACCGCCTTGTCGAACTCCCGAGCCGCCCTATGAGGCTCGTCCCAGAGACCGTTCTCGGCAGCCCAGTTGTCGAGGTCGACAGGCATCCCGCAGTAGTGGCAATGCCCGTCGTTCTCGGCTACGTGATGGCAGCTGCGCCAGTTACGCATCCTCCACCTCGAGCGCCACCTTCTCCGCCATGTACCAGACCAGCAGGTTCTTGCGACCGGTTGGGGTGTCGGCGTCATCGGCTCGGTTGAATCCGGCTATCATGGCGCTGGTGTTCTCGTACCCCAGCGACTCCGCCTCCTCCGACAGCGCCCCCATTATCTCGACCTCGTACTTGTCGTACAGAGCGACAGTGTCGCTGTAGTAGGTGATGTACGGATAACCTCCATCCGCGCCGTGGCTGGCGATGTCTGACAGGCTGTCCTCCAGCTCTACCTTGAAAAACTCGGCTATCGAGTCATAGCCATCCCATGCCTTTGCTTCTGGCATTACACCTCTCCTAGTTCGTAAAGAAATTCGTCAGCCAAGATGTAACCGAAGTGGTCAACGTAGCCGCTCGGGTCAGTCACATAGCCCTTGAACACAGCCTTTTTGCCAGACACCTTGCCCAGCTCTTTCTTGGCGTTAGCCTTCGCCTCCTTCAGGGTATCTCCGTACCCGTATACGTGGGGTCCGACCACGATAATTTTTGCCTTGTTTTCTGACATTTATCCTCCTTCTGGTGGTTTTGGTTTGGGTCCCTTCCCGCTCTTGTAGGCGATGTAGTCGTCATACACTGCCTTGTTCTCGGGGCTTTCTTCGGATGCGGCTCGCAGCTCCTCGCTGTCCGCCTCGCCGGCTTTGTAGTGCCGGTGGTCGTCACTCATGTGATACCACCAGTCGTGCTTCTCAAGCCGGCTGTACAGTTCGATTGGTTTCACGTGGAACCCTCCTGTGTCACTGAGCCCATTCCCAGTGCACAGCGATGATACCAGTCCAGCCCTTGGATGTCAATAGCCGCAACCTTGAAGCCGGCTTTAATGTGTAAGGTTAAAGTTGGGTTGAAGGTGACAGCGCAGCAGGAAGCCGCTATCCTGAAAAGACAAAGCCCGCTGTGAAAGCGGGCTTCGACCGAGCGAAAGTTTGCAGACCGACCTCGGGTTTAGGGTTCCATTATCCCATAATCCGCCTTCGATTCAAACACTTTTCTCGGTCCCAGTTCGGGGCAGAGGCTGCGTAATAAACAGGCGCAGAGACCGGAGTCGACATCCGCCATGCCCCCCTCGGGAGTCTCTAGCCGAAGAGGGACAGCAGTCGCTACTGTATACGACACTAGGGAGCACCACCGCTGATGCTGCGGTTGGTCGCGTGTGCCCGATGGTTATTGACTTTCAGAGACTTGACATCCAGTGGCTGAACCCTTATACTCTGGGTTGTGGGTAATGGGACCCGCACTGGAAAAGGAGGTTGATATGGCTGGTTTGCTTTCAGCTCTAATCATCGCGTCGGTTCTCGCTTCTCTCTACCTTGAGCTGGACGAATCGTCGCTTTCATACAACTCGGCACTGCTTGCCGACGCCGCGGGGTCCTTAGCATGAACGGATACATCGCGCACTACGGAGGGAAGAAGGCTGAGATTTACGCCCCCTCACTCTACGAAGCCAAGAAGAAAGCCATGCACGAGCTGTCTGTCCCACTGACAAAAATGGGACTGCTCTCAGTGGCGCTCGCTGAAGTCGACGGCGAGCCTGTTATTCACGACGGCGCTTCGATAGCGCCTTACTAGGAGGAGACACCATGACCCCAATGTCTATGAGCGAATATCTTATGTGGGAGCGGGTTGGGATTCGCCCCGCGGACGCCGAAGATGCCGGCATCCCTGACAATGTCGCCGGCGATAGCGAAGAGGAGGAATCGTGAAGGATATCGGAATAGACCCTCTGGGCGTGATTAACTCGAATGAGTGGAGGCTCGAGAACAACCGCAAGAGAGCCATGAGGGCTGCAGAAACCATCGAGAAGCTGAAGGAAGAGCTGAGGCTTCGCATCATTAACGACAAGAAAGGAGGAGTTGGAATTGCGTCTTAACTATCTGAAAGAGAACGGACTGGTTCTCGCCATCTTCGACATTCCGGCGGACTATGCCGGCGGTGTTGTGCTGGCGAAGCTGGACGGCAAGTTTGTGGTCTGGAGCTTTAACGCCGAAGGCAGCCTGTTCTGGGGCAAATACTTCCCAGTGAGCGAGGGCTCGAACGGCGAGGCTGAGCGAGCAGAGGCGGAGGAAGCCTTCAAGAAGAAGGTCGCAGACAACCTGCCCTACGGTCGACTGGGCGTCTACGAATTACCGAAGGAGGCGTAGCGTGGACTACCTTTACAAGCTACTAGCCAAGCCCACGACCGTTAATGTCGGGCTGAGCGCCGACACTGTTGACATCCACCTCGCTGAGTTCGTCTTCAAGCCACTGTCGCCCTACGGGTTTCGTGGTGAGGAGAACGAGAAGGTCAACCGGCGCATCATGGCTCGGAAGTACCTGCCAACGAAACGAGCTTGGGACCGAGCCGGAATTAACCCTAACGGAGCCTTCTTTGCTACGGAGCTGAAGGACGGAGCACTCGTCTACAAGCTGAACCGCAGCGAACCGATGTACTACGAAGAGTCCGACCTCGGCAGGAAGCGAGCGCCGATAGTTGGCGCCCTAATGATTGCGGCAAGCGGGACCATGCGAATCTACAACCCGTCCACTGTCGACTACAACGACTACAAGGCAGCCATCAAGGAGAACCCCAGCTATGTCAAAGCCGCTTAAGCCAGACGTCAAGGCAATCCTCCTGCGGAACCTCAAGAGGCGCCGCAAGGAAGGAATCTCGGAGGCTCGCAACGAGCGCTACCGCAAAGCCTTTATCAACGCCAACCCAAAGTAGTTGACGTCCAGCCTCTGGACTGGTAAGATGACTGTGCTGGTAATGGGACCAGCCAAAAGGAGAAGCTAGTGAGCAACAACTATATCGACATCGAAAACGCGAGGCGGCATCGCCGTAGGCGGCGCCAAGAAGGCAGTAACACTACTAAAGAAAGGAGGTGAATAGTGGCACGATTTTACGCAAGCATTAAAGGCAGCCGCGGCGAAGTATCGCGGCTCGGCGGCAAGTCGAGCGGAGCTACGGCTGTCGCTGCAGGCTGGGGTGGCGCCATCAAGGTCGAGCTCTCGGTCCGAGAGTGGGAAGGCAAGGAGGTCGACTGGTACACGGTCTGGATGACGCCATGGAAAGGCAGTGGCGGCAGCTCGGTCAAACTGACCGAAGGCGTCCTCGATGCAGTCGAGCGCGACATCTACTGTAAGGGCGGAATGCCCACCTGCTAAAAGGAGGAACCATGGGACACAAACTACACAATGCACTGGAGCCGGCGGGCGGCAAGCACAACCGCTACTGCGGTCCAGCTGCGATAGCCGCCATCACCGGCATGACGACCGGCGAGGCGGCAGCCGAAGCCAGAGCAGTGACGGGGAAGCCGTCCATCCGAGGGATGTACTCGTTCGACCTCTTGCACGTACTGCTTCGCAACGGGTTCTCGTCGAAGGGCACCGAAAGTTACCGGCGAGGCAAAGGACCGACGCTGAAGCGCTGGCTGGCGGACCACTACGACGGCACCGCCCTGTGCGTGGTGCGGACCACCACCCACTTCTGGGCGATGAGCAACGGCGAGTTCGTCGACACCTACTTCCGGATGCCCAGCCCACTCGATAAGGTGCACTCACCAAGGGCTCGGGTGATGGACGTCTTCTATCTGGAGCCACCAGCAGAGGAGGTGGCGGCATGATGGAGACTCCTCCGAAGCCGGTGGTGCTGGACTGGTACTGCCCGTCCACACCACCCACGCTAACCCTGCCGGTTGACCCAGAGCGGCTCAACCTGCGAAGCCCGCTGCTGCAAATACTGCTGACGACGAACAGCGGCGGCAAGGACACCTACTGCACCACGGGCTACTACAACTGCCGAGAGGGCGTCTTCCTGATACGCGGGTTCGAGGACTACTGGGACCCACTGCCGATGGAGCACATGGTTGCATGGGCATACGCCCCGACCTTCCGAGCCCCAAGCAAGGACCGGATTAAGCCGGTATCAATACCTCTCCGCCCCTTGACATCCAGTGGCTGAACCCCTATACTAACCATGTCAGCGATGGGGCTGACTCAACGAAGGAGGTTTTATGGCTAAGTATCCAGACATCAATGTGAAGCTGGTCGGAGAGAGCGGCAACGCCTTCTCCATCATCGGTCGGGTTCGCAAGGCAATGAAGCGGGGTGGCGTCGACCCCGCAGAGATTGAGAAATACAGCGACGAAGCGATGAGCGGCGACTACGACAACGTGTTGTCGACCACCATGAAGTACGTCGAGGTGTCCTGATGGACAAGTGGGTAATCTGCAAATACTGCAAGGGCGACGGCAGCGAGCTGCGCGGCGAAGCCGGCGACAAAGTTCGGGTCAGCTGCAAGCCATGCCGCGGCACCGGCAAGATGCGGAAGCTCTCTGAGGAAGAGGCAGCCGACATCATGGAAGCCCGCCGGACCTACTGCGCCGAAATGGGCATCGCCCGAGGCACCGCAGACTACGACTACATTATGAAAAACGGATAGGAGGTGATATGAAATATCGTGTTAATGGGCTGCGCTACTTCTCCGAAGAGGACTCCTACCTAGAGGGTTGCCTTCCGGAAACTGGGCGGGTCGCAGACTACAACATCGAGTTTACCGGCGACTCTCCGGAGGAGGTGAAGAGCAGCATCATGGACCACTTCTTGGTCGACAATGATGCCATTGATATCGACTCTTGCGGCGACGACCCAAGCCGAATCGACATCGCCCGAATGGAAGACGAAAGCGGGCTTTTAGCCAGCGAGGAAGAGCTGGAAGCCTTTAAGAAAGGTGAAATGAAACTTTACTACGCGGTCTACACCGGTTTCCTTGAGAAGGTCGATACCGCCAACTGGGACAACTAAGGAGGAGTAATGAGCAAGATTAAAGACGCACTGAAGAAGCTACCCAATCTCTACGAGATGGACGCCAAGCCGGCGAAGGCGCCGGCAGTTAAGTTATTCAACGCCTACGGAGCCGGCACATGGTTCGTATCAGAGTACAACCCTGACACCGGAGAGGCGTTCGGAATCGCGGACCTCGGCATGGGGTGCCCTGAGTACGGCTACATCAGCGTACCGGAGCTCGAGAGCCTGACCATGATGGCTGGCGCCCTGCCAATGATTGAGGTCGACCTTTACTTTGACGGCACCCTTGCTGACGGCAAGAAGGCGCTGGGAATGGCAGCCTAGAAGGAGGATATATGCCTGAACTAAAAAACCTGAAGCCCGATATGTCTGAGTACGTGCAGGTTTACAACCACTTCAGCTCGGTCCACGCCAGCATCGAGCTGTACCGGCTCGACTGGGGGCTCTACGACATGGACGGCTCGGAAGGCGTCGCTGCCGAAATGAATAAGTCGGTCGAGAACGAGCTGGTCCGGCGCTCCCATTGGAAGGATAAAATCAAAGCCATCATGCACAGCTTCAAAGAATACAAAGCCTACGGCTCGACCGACACCGCGGTGCGAGAGGTGCTGTACGCCGTACTGGTCTCAGCAGGAATGCCGAACGGCATCTGGGACGGCGGACCGATTAACTGGTAGTATCCAGATTCTCCTAGGGCGGGCGATTAGTCCGTGCCGACAGCCCTCGTCGGTCCCGCCCTAGGCGTCCTTTATCACCTCAATAACCAACCTCTCATCACCAGCCTTGCAGCGCTTTTGCTCAAGGCTTTTCTGCGTAATGACCTCGGTGGTATCGTCCGGCAGGATGTCGAGCTTCACCAGCGCATCCACCACGGGCTTGTAGCCGCCCTGCCAGTTGTCCTCATCCTTGATGGGTCCACCAGAGAAGTACGATGTGAAGCGCAGCTGCGCCTTGGTGAACGCCAGCGCTGGGGTGCCCCTCACTCCAGCCTGCTGCTTCGCCACCCACACCTCCTGCAACCACATCTTGTCGTAGCGCCGGCGCGACCGCCAGTGCATCCGGAGATATGAGTTAAGGCTCTTGGGGGGCTTGGTAGGGACGACGAGTTTCAAACTTACGGTCATAGCCTGCTCTCTCAAATACATCGTAACCGAGCAGGTGACTGACCCACTCGAGCAAAATAGTCTGGCGGTAAAACTCTGCCTCCCAGCCACGAGGACCCGCCTTCATTGTGTCGAGACCCCAGTCGCCCTGATGCAGCTCTTTCGACAGGGGAATCACGAGCCAGTCGTTCTGCTTTCGCGCAAGCGCGGGCTGCCACTCGTAGCCCAGCTCGTCGATAATGGAGCCGCCGTGACAGTGGGCGATGGTAGCAGGCTGCTCTGTGAGCAGGCACTGCAACCCCGCCACCCTGTCCCAGTGCTTCTTAGTCTCGGCGCTAGGCATCGGTGCCGAGCCACCCCATGTAGGGCACTTTGAACAGCTGCTGGAATTGACCCCAGAAAAACTCGTTCACATCGAACTGCTTAAACGAATCCATCTGCAGTGTCGTTATTACGAGCTCGTGCGCGTCCGCATAGGTTGAGAACGGTCCGTACTCGCGGTACCTGCTGGCGTGGTTCAACCACATAAGGAAGTCGTCCTCGCGCAACATTCGAGCCGCATTCTGACTCTTCGGTCCGCCCTTGAGGGGCTTGCCGGACGCCTCTGCGACCTCCTGCGCCACGCCACGCTCCATGCCGGCGTAGGCTCTGGCTTCCGCCTCTCTCAGGTGGCGCTGGTTAATGATGCGCTCATCATCGCCCACCTCGAGCAGGATGACGTAGAAGCGGTCGCCCCGCTCCTCTGCCTCTCCTTGGTCTTTGGTGCGCTGCTGCTTCCACCACATAACGTCGCTGCCGGCAAAGTGCAGCGCGATGTGCGTGCCTTTTTGCTCCGACCAGCCACGCCCCCAGAACTGCGTCTCAAAGCGCTTGGTGTCCACCTTGTCGCCGGAGACGACAATCTGGTACCGATGCCCTGCCTTACCCTTCCGGCGCGTCATAACGCCGTCAAACGCCTTCAGGTGCTCTCTGCTGGGCAGGGTGAGCTGCACCTTAAAGCCGTGGGCGCTGGTCTCTATCCATGCCCGATACTCGACATAGCTCTCGTAGGCGGTGAAGTCGTTGACGTACTCCGCGTCCTGCTCATTTATTTCTTTTGCTAAGTCCATCCCATTCCTTCCCCACGCTGGTTCCCTCTACATATTTAACAACCGCCGCCGGCATCCTCCCATCCAGCCGCGCTTCCTTTTTCAGGTGGACCTCCCAGTCCAGCATCGACTGCTCCAGCGCCTTAATCATGGAGCTGCGCTGATGCGCGTTCAGGCTGTCGATAGCAATGGTTGCGTTGTCATTGCCCATGCTGGCTGCCTTCTCGGACATATCCGCCAGCAGAATTTCGGCGCTGGGCAGCAGGTCCTTGTACGACATCGGTCGGGTGACGGCTACGAAGACAGTGACGTCGTCTCCAAACTGCTCCCGACCAGCGAGCAGCGCCTCCTGTGGTGTGCGAAACAGACCGACGAACGAGTCAGCCTGACGGTGTGAATACTGATACATTAGGTTCTCCTTGTTAGACCCACGCATTCTAGCTGTTGGACCTTTCACTTGCAAACATCCAGCCTTTCGACTATACTGGTCGAAATTTAAGGAGGAACCAATGGAACACCCTGTTATCACGGCGGTCAACACGCCGTCCCTACGTTCGAGCTTCACCGCCAACCGAACCCTGCCTGACATGAAGTTCAAGGCGGAGCTTCAGTTTCTCGGGCAGATGCTCGGGAAGAACGAAAAACTCGCCAACTGCACAGAGCAGTCCTTGAAGAACGCTATGCTGGACGTTGCGTTTTCGGGGCTTTCGCTGCGTCCGTCCTTGGGCTACGCCTATCTGGTGCCATACAAGAACGGCAGCACCTTCGAGGCTCAGTTTCAGGCAGGCTACCGAGGTCTGCTTCACATGGTCTATAAAGCCGGTACCGTGGCTCTGGTCCAGACCGGCTACGTCGTCCCCAAGGACCCCACGTTTCGGGTCTGGACCGACATTGAGGGCAAGCATATCCTGCATGAAGAAGCCCGCAACCCTGACGACAGGGACGTCACAAAGCTGACGCACGCATACTGCGTTGCCAAGTTCACCAACGGCTCGACCTACACAGAGATAATGACCGCCAAGCAGGTCAACGCCTGCGAGCAGGCTGCCAAGAGGAAGGGGGGTGGCTACGTCTGGAATGGACCGTGGCGCTCAGAGATGGTGGCGAAGTCCGTTATCCGCCGCGCATGGAAGAAGTTCCCCATGGACCCCGAGGGGCTGATGGCTCACGCCATGGAAGTGGCAAACCGCTTCGACCCCGTCAGCTTTGATGACGAGCCGGCGGACTCACCTCCGCCAGAGTACGTGGTTATCAGTGAAGAGCAGGAGCTCGCGCTGCACGCCTCCCTGACGGAGGGTGGGCTGAGCGGCTCAGAAGCCACAGAATGGCTCCAGAAGTACGCCGAGGCTCGCGGGTACGCCAGCATTAAGCAGCTGCCGGCAGACGCTGTAGAGGGCGCTCAGGGCTCGCTGATGACTCGTCTAGGCGAGGTAAAGGAGCGCAAAAATGCTGCAGCCTCGTGAGGGGCGAATCACCGGCTCTCGTATAGGGGTTATTGCAAAGGGCGGCTACAAGGCATGGAACACTCTGAGCCGAGAGCTGCATGAAGCCAAGCCCATCCCATACGACCGTGCGGTCAATACGCCGATACCCAGTCTGGCGCATGGGGCGAAGTACGAGCCCCAATGCGTAGGGCAATTCTGGGAGCGCCACTCCGAGTACGTCACACTGCCCAGCGAGATGCTGCGGTGGCACGACGCCAAGGCGCTGGTGTTTCACCACTACACCGGCGTGTCGCCCGACGCCATCCTCGGGCAGAACGGCAGGATGGTCTCGGCGCTGGAGGTCAAGTGCCCCTACGTCGAAGAGAAGTTTGTTGGGTGGCTAGAGCGGGGCGAGCTGCCCGAAGAGCACAAGCCACAGGTGATGTGGTCAATGATAGTCCCCGACCTCGAGAACTGCTGGTTCGCCAGCTGGGACCCGAGGCAGCCCGAGGGAAAGAATTACTTCGATGTTCTGGTCGAGCGTGACCGGACCTACGAAGCCGAACTGATGGACAAGGTGAACCGCTTTCTGGAGGTCCACCTTGCCGGAGGAGAATTTAAGCCAGTGCGCAAAAGCGCCAAAGAACTAAGGAATTTACTATGAGTGCACCCGCAACAATCTACACCGAAATCACCCAGAGCAAGAACGCTGTAGCCATTCTTGCCGAAGTAAAGGAGCTGCTGTCTCAGGTCGAGAAGCTCGGCACCATTGAGACCGAAGAACAGGCTGCTGCCGTCGGAGAGTTCCGCCAGCAGATTTCAGTCCGGAAGCGCGAGCTGGACAACGAGCGCAAGGAGATGGTTGCCCCCGCCCTTCAGATTCAGCGCAGCCTGAACGACAAGTTCAAGGAGCCGCTAGCCGAGCTGGACCGCATCAAGGGCTCATGCGACAAGCTGCTTCTGGAATGGACCCGCGAGCAGGAGCGCATCGCTCGTGAAGCCGAGCAGGCTCGCCTGAAGAAAGAGCAGGAAGAGCGCGAGGCTGAAGAAGCCCGTATCGAAGCTGAACGTCTGGCGCAGCTGGCGGAGACTGAAGACGAGGTGCTCGAGGCTCAGGCTGCGGTTGAAGAGTCAATCGAGCGGACCGACTCGGTCCGCCAGCAGGTGGTGCCGAAGGCTCCCGAGAAGACTGGTCAGGTTACCGGCACGCAAGGCGCCAAAGTCTCCAAGGTCGACAACTGGAAGTACCGCATCGTCGATATCAACGCGGTGCCGGAGGAGTTCCTGCGCCCGCCCGAAGAGCGCGTGAACAAGCTGGCTCTGAACAAGGTGGCGAAGAGCCAGAAGGGAGAGGCGGAGGTTGCCGGCATCGAGTTTTACAACGAGCCACACATCTCCTCACGTTGACAGTCCAGCCATTGGATGTTATAATCAGCCCATGAACAAAGCACTCTTACTTATCGTGATGGTCGTCTTGGTCCTGTTTACCAAGTTCGCCCTCGGTGATGACGTCAACCGGATGCGGCTCACCATGAACGTAGCCGGTCTGGCGAAGCATGAGGCAGCGCTCAGCTATGAGATGCCGCCCAGTATGCCGGCGAGCCTGTACCACGGTGCGGCAGAGTGCCTGCCCAAAATGAAGGTCTACCTAAATCCGGACACGGACAAGGAGTTCCTTCACAGCGAGGTCATCCCTCACGAGGTAGCACACCTCGTGATATGCGCTAAATACGGGCACATAGGTGAGGACCCCCATGGGCGCGAATACCGGAAGGTCCTCAAGAAGTTACTCAACGACCTGAAGAGCCATTAAGGAGGTGCTATGAGCGGTCAATTAGAAGAAATCTCGAGAGAGAAGGCAAAGGAGCTGAGGGATATCGGCTTCGGGCATTTGGTCGAAAAAAAGACCGAGGTCCGGTTTTACGTCCGAACAGCCAACGGCAACGCCATGGTTAAGAAAGGCGCCACCACCGGTGTCAAACGACCGAAGGCGGAG